CGATGCCGAGCACGCGGGCCACGGTGTCGTCGCTGGCGATGCCGAGCACGCGGGCCACGGTGGATGCGCTGGCGATGCCGAGCACGCGGTCCACGGTGGATGCGCTGGCGATGCCGAGCACGCGGGCCACGGTGTCGTCGCTGGCGATGCCGAGCACGCGGGCCACGGTGGATGCGCTGGCGATGCCGAGCACGCGGTCCACGGTGGATGCTCTGCCCGTAAGGTCCAAGATCCGCGACAGGGCGCTGTCGCTCAGGTTCTCGAGGTTCTCCAGAGCCTTCTCGTAGATGGCGCGAGAGGCGCGCAGTTGGTCGAGCAGGCTCACAGTCTTGATTTCAGTGGTCATCGAATGCTCCGGTTGAGGTTTTCCAGAAGGTCGAGCGCCGCGCAGATCGCGTCGCAGGGGTGAGTGGCCAATACCACCAGGTCAAGGCCGCAGCCGCGCACGCGGTACGCGCGGCCCGGGACGATGGGACGGGCGCTCATTCGGCGTCTCCGTAGGCCTCAGCCTCGGCGTGGTATTCGGCGTGCTCCAGAGCGCGCTGGCGCAGCCATTCGCAGCCTTCAGCGGTCTTGGTCAGCAGGCCGACGAGCTCGACCCACAGGCGATCGCTGTGAATGCCGGCCATCTGGTCCGACAGCACGTCGATCAGCCGCGTCTCATGACGCATCAAGCGCAGTGCGGGCGGCGTCTCGCTGTCCACGAAGGCCGGGGTGGAGATCGTCTTCAGCGGCTCGAAGCAGGCCCGCATGTACTCGACGACCAGCGTGCCCTTGGCAAGCTGCAGCAGAGCGTCGCGCCGCCCGATGCGGGCGGCGTGGCGGGGCCGTCCGGTGACCATGGGGTTGTCGATGCAGGCGTAGAGGGTACGGGACAAGGACATTTCAGGCTCCGTAAAATGCGTGTTGCGCAAAGCGTTGAACGCATATTAGGGCCGGAAATAAAATGCGTCAAGCGCATTTGTCTTGGTTGGGCGCAAAAAAGCCCGCGCTGGGCGGGCTTATGGATGATGGTGTGTGACGGTCTACTTCTTCGGTGATGCTTCCGGCGTCCTTGCTTCTTGCCGTGTGAGGGTCCGAAACGACTGGATGACTGCTGCAGTTGGGAGCGCAGCGAGGACTGCCGCTACAGCCTCGTGTCCCTGGAGCGAGAGGTACACAGCAAGCCCCATGGCGGCGGCACAAAGAGACCAACCCAAAATCTGACCGGAACGGTCGCTTGAGCGGACGGTTTCGGCCTGGTAAGTCGCAATGGCTTTGTTGGCTTCAAGCTGCGATTCAGCCACGGAGAGCTGTCGACGTTGTGCCTCGATGTTGGCCGTCAAAGCCAGCTCATCCTGGCGTCGGCGATGGGCCTGTTCTTCTTCGCTCCAGCGTATGAACAGGTCCATCGTCCCAGCTTGCACACGTTCGTATTCAGCCAAGAGGGCTGGTGGAGGAAGCTGGACATGAACCGTGACGCTCTGCTCCTGCAGGGTCACGACTTGCTGTTGCGCTATAGGGCCAAACGCCTCGCGTGCGGCCGCCTCAGAGGGCTTCAGAGTCCCGGGCGGCGTTCTGGCCTGCTTCTTCATGCCGGCCAACCGCTGCGTTGAAATCCATGCCAATCCGCTGGGCGTCGGTCAGCGCGCGCAAGCTCTCTGGCACTTTGACAGGCAGCACCTTCGGAAGCGAGACGGGGGGCGGCAACTTCAAGTCGACGGCGTTGGATGCGAACAGCATCAGCGGAGCAGCCAAGCCCTTCGTGACCCCGCGGCGAAACGAATCGCGCGGAGAGTCGTTGAAATCGAGCAGGACGAGAGGCATGGGTCAAGTTTGCCACAGTACTTTGATGGGTGTTGTTTCAGGAATGGCGCAATTTCCGGCACTGCTTCGCCTCTTCCCGATCCTTGGCCTTGGCGTCAGCCATGGTCTGCCACTGCATGTTGGCCGGGTCATCGCGGCCACCAGCGCATAGAGGGACGACGTGGTCGATCACCCAGCCTGGACACGCGCCGCGAGGCTTGCCTGTGCTGGGGCACGGGTGCTGACGCTTGAAGGCGGCGGTCGCCGAATGCGATCGGTGCCCCTTCGCTTCGGCCGGCACTGAGAGCAGAGAGAAAGCTGTAGCGAGCGCGAGGGCGCGGATCATGGAGCGGGTTCGGCGCCGACCGAGAGTGCCCACGCCCCATTGGATGACTGGCTCCCGGTCCCGACGATCTCAAGTAGACCCAGATCGGCATTGTCAGGAATGTTGTATTCGACGTGAACAACCTTCACCACTTGGCTTGGATCAATGAAAACGCATGGTCCCGTAGGGTTAGTCTTGGAGTTCACCATCGCGTTGAGTTTCGTCGCCTCGCCGATTGCTCCATGAGCCATGAATTCCTGAAGTGCATCGCGCGTAAGACACGCATACGTGCCTTTGGTGAAGCGGATGGTCATTTCTGGTAGCAGTCTTTGCTGGCCAATGTCGGCCGCTGGTTGAATAGGGCTGCGGGGGTTGTTCTCTGCTTGGGCCGTGATTTTTTTTGCTGCCTCCGCGCCTTCGCCAGGTCTAGTTTCCAGCCACGCAATGGCCCCCGCGATAATCACTGCGGCCACCGTGATCTTGAAGGTTTTCGAGGGCTGCGTACTTGCCATGGTTCACCTCGGAACAAACGAGCCGATGACCACGCCGCAGATCAGCGTGCCTTCGGGGCAGCGGATTACACGATCTGGCCAGGCTGGATTCAAGGCCAGAAGATAGCGCCCCTCCGAATCCTCCTTCAAACGCTTGAAGGTCACCTTGCCGTCGGGCGTGCGAGCGACTACATCGCGGTTCGGCATTGCCGCAATCTCCGGGTCGACGAAAACGATTTCGCCTTCTCGGTAGCCACCGGGGCCGTCCATGCTGTCACCAACAACTCTCAGCGCAAAGGTGCTTGAACTGTGCTTGGTCGGGCAAGGTAGCCATTCCTCGGCGTGCCCAAGTGGCATGGGGTCATGGGCCTGGCACCACTCGCCGGCCTGGACCCACGAGATGAGCGGAACTTGGCCGGCCGGAATGACGGCATGCTCGAAGAACTCCTGGGCGTTGTCGTCCGAGTCGAAAAAATCGCGCACCTTCACGCCGAGCGCGTCTGCTAGGCGCTCCAGCAGCTCTGGGCTGTAGCCCTGCTTGCCGCGCTCCAGGCGGGACAGATTTCCGACATCGCTCTCGATGATGTTCGCCACCTCGAGCAGGGTCATGTGCCTGCCCTTGCGGATGCGCCGGATGGTCTCGCCGATGTTCATGGCTGCCAGTTTCCCCGGCGAATTGCGTCAAGCGCAAAGCGCGTTGCGCATTTCCGCAGCCTCGCGTAATATGCGTACAGCGCATTTGTTGCCAAAGAGGCTGACGCATGAAAACACCATTGAGACTGGCGCGAGAGCGCCACGGACTGACGATCGTTCAGGTCTCGACTGCCACGGGCATTGATCCCGGCAATCTCAGCCGCATTGAGCGCGGCGTCCAGGTTCCATCGCTGGAGCTGGCCGAGCGCTTGGCCAATCAGTTCGAGGGTGAACTGACCGAGCTGCAAATCCTCTACCCGGAGCGCTACGCCTCCGTCGATCAGGACGCCGCGCCGAGCGGTCCCCAGACCCACGCCAAGGCGGCCTGACATGCGCTGCAAACCTCGCCACGTTCGCGCGCTGGTGCGCCATGGCATCCGGCTGCCCGTCGCTCGATCTCTTGATCCGGTGACTGCCTCCGCATGGGTTCTTTGCCTGCGCGAAGCGGAAGCTCGGCTTTCCGCGCGGATCTCCTGGTCGGACGCACAGTCGATCAAAGGCGCCATCGTGGCTCGGGCCACGACGGCGGAAATGATCTCTCTGGCTGCTCTTGCCGAAGACCTGCTCAAGGCCTTCGCTACTGTCGACGGCGCTACAGAGAAGGCGAAGCCTTCACGAGACCGCTGAGAAGTGCGATGAGGTATGCCGCGTCTTTCTTTCCGGCTTCTTCCGGCGTCGCCGCTCCTTGCGGTCCGCTGAGCGTGACCGCTTTGCTGTCCAGAGCCGCCTTGACCAGCGCGAACGCTGCGCTGCTGTTGACCGTTTCCATGGTTGCCCTCCTTGGGCTTGGTGATAGGGGTATCGCCAGGGTAGCCCAAGGCAGGGCGGCCGCCATACACAGGCGGGGTTGTTAGGCCATGGACGCCCACACCCACCGCGCATGCGTGGAGAACCAGCGCAACGCTGCGACCTGGCACGAGAAGGCGCGCGATTGGCGCGACGTGGCGGCGAAGCACGGCAGCGAGATCGTGCAGAGCGCGGCACGTGACTTCGCTTTGCGCGACCAGGACGCCGCGGCTCGGATGTACCGGGCGGATCGGCGTCTGCGCCTGGGGGATGACTGAGCTATGCCCATTCGCGTCCTTCCTGATGCATCCACCCCATTCAAGCTCGCCGCCCAGGCGGGGGCCTCCGCACTCCGCGGCGGGTCGGAGTGGGTGCATCAGGAAGGGGTGCAGTTTTTCGACTCGCATTCCTTCAGCTTCGGCCCCTCGCAACCGGTGCAGCAACCGGTGCAGGGATTGGTTTTGTTCATGGAGGCCCCCATGCAACACGTCCTTCCGCTGCTCGGGCGCATCGACGCGCCCGACGCCGTACCCCGCGCGCTTCTGGCGTCCGTAGCGACCTACAGGCAGGCCGTGCGCCTGTGCTGGACGCTGCGCCGCGCCAAGGGGCTCAAGCCCACGGACTTGGGCCGCGACTTTGGCTTCACCCGCCAGCACGTCACCGACTATCTGAACGCCGACGACCTGCCCACGCGCCGCGATCTGCCGGCCGAGCGGATCGCCGACTTCGAGGATGCGTGCGGCAACACCGTCATCACCCAATGGCTTGCAGGTCGCCAGCGCTTCACGCTGCTGGAGGAGATGCAGGCTGACAGGAACGCAGCATGAGCAACGCCATCCCTCCCACGTTTCCGGCATCGCTCAACGCCCGCGAACGCCAGGCCATCGAGTCGTATGCCGAGCACGGCACGTTCAAGGGCGCCGCTCGCGCCATGGGCCTGTCCGAGTACACCATCTCCGACTACCTCAAGACCGCTCGCCTCAAGGCCAACGCGCACGAGACCGTCGTGCTGGTTGCACGCTACCTGAAGGCCACGCTCGGAGCCGGGACATGAGCGTGAGCAGCCGCAATCTGCCGTTCCCGCACAACCTGTCGCCGGCTCAGCGCCGGAGCATCGAGGCAGTCGACCGTTGGGGAACGATCGTCGCCGCGGCCAAGGCAATGGGCCTCGCCGAGAAGACGATTGGCCACCAGCTGATGCACGCGCGGCGCCGTGCCGGAGTTGAGACGACCGATGCCCTGGTCAAGCTGTATCGGGGCGCGTCATGACCGTCGCCGCGACATCCCTGCAGGCCTACCGCGAGATCCAGCGAGAGGGCGGGCTCAGCCATCGCCAGGCCCAGGTCCTCGCCGCGGTCAAGCCTGGCCAGGACTACAGCCTCAGCGAGCTGGTGAAGCTCACCGGCCTGCCGGTCAACGTCATCAGCGCCCGCTGCAACGAGTTGCGCGCCGCCGGCCGGTTGGTGCTGGCCCCGGCGCGGCGCTGCAGCTTGACCGGCCGCACCGTGCATCCCGTGAAGCTGCCGGCGCAGCAGGGGGCGCTGTTCGCGTGAACTTCTTCAAGCTCTATATCGGCGATTACCAGCGCGACACCGCGCATCTGTCGGTCACCGAGCACGGCGCCTATTTGCTGATGCTCCAGCACTACTACGCCACAGAGAAACCGTTGCCGCCGGGCAAGGCCCTGCATCGCATGTTGCGCGCCCAGGACAAGCAGGAGCGCGACGCCATCGACGCCGTCGCAAGCCAATTCTGGAAGGAGACACCCGCCGGTCTGATCAACGAACGCGCCGACGCTGAGTTGTCGAAAGCCGGGGCCCAAGCTGAAACGAATGCCCGCATCGCTCGCGAACGAGAGGCAAGACGAAAGTCTTTACGAGAACAGCACGAAGAGAGCACGAATCGTGCAACGAACGATGAACCTAACCAGACACCAGACACCAGACACCATAGCCAGACACCAGACTTAGACACGCACCATCAGCCTTCCACCGAAGCCGGGCGCGTGTGTCTGCTGATGCGCCGGGCTGGGATCTCGGACGGCAACCACGGCCACCCGGACCTGCTGACGCTCATCGACGCCGGAGCCACCGACGCCGAGTTCGAGCAGGCCGCAGTAACGGCCGTCTCGAAGGGCAAGGGCTTCGCCTACGCCCTCGGCGTGCTCAAGGGCCAGCGCAGCGACGCCGCAGAAGCGGCCAAGGGCATGCACCGCGGCGCCATGCCGGCCTCGCCAGCCCAAGACCGCAAGGCCCGCCAGCTCGCGACAGCCGCCGTGCTGACCGGCGTGGCGACGCCCCCGAAACCGCAACCGGAGACCATCGATGTCGACGCACGAGTCATCGCTCCCTGACCCTTGGGTCGAGCGCATCTTCGCCGCCATGCGCTCCACCTACGGCGCGGCATTCGACCGGCAATGGGAGTGCCCGCCTGGGGCCGATCCGGTCGAGCACGGCAAGCAGCTGAAGGCCCACTGGGGGCGCGAGCTTCGCGCCTACCAGCAGTCGCCGCAGGCCATCCGCTTCGCTCTCGAAAACCTGCCCGAGCGGCCTCCCAACCTGGTCGAGTTTCGCGGTCTGATGCGTCGCGCCCCGATGCCCGAGCTCAAGGCCTTGCCGGCGCCCGTCGGCAAGCCATCGCCCGAGGTACTGGCCAAGGTGGCAGCGGTCGCCCATCGTGTCGAAACCGACCCGAGGGCCTGGGCGATCCGATTGGCGCGACGTGAGGCGCAGCAGCAGGGCAAGGGGCTGACGCTTTCCATGCGGCAGATGTGGCGCGCTGCGCTGCATGTCCCTGCCGATGCAACGCCGGCCGATGTGTTGACCGAGCTGCGCCCCGCTGCCAAACCGGCCTGCGCCCCATGAAAACCAACCCCTTGTACCCGAAGCGGTCCATTCCGGCCTGCGGCGAACCGATGGAGGAATCGATGGCATGCGAACTGACGAAGAGTACCGACACCAATGCGAGGTGCGACAGGTCCTGCTCTGGCGAGCAGAGCGTGGCACCGAGTGGTGCCGGGCATGGATTGCTGGTGTTGCGAAGCACCGAGGACAAGCTGCAGCCGATCGTCTTCGCGCCGACGCCACGCATCAGTGGGCGGCGGGCAACCGTGGAGAGCACGGCGACTGGCGCTGATCGCTGCACCCGCTGCATGGTGGGCCAGGGGGAGCACTGCAGCTGCCGCGTGCCGCTCGATGTCACGGCCGTTCGGTGGTTGTGGTTCTGGCTCGCGGTGTTCTGGGCGCTCATCGGCTTCGCGGTGCGGAGCTGCGCAACATGAGCCCGCTGCGCTTCACGGTGCCGGGCACGCCGGTGGGCAAGGGCAGGCCGCGTCTGGGCAAGGTCGGCCAGCACGCTCGCATGTTCACGCCGGAGAAGACGGCGAACTACGAGGGTCTGGTGGCGCACGCCGGCCAGCAGGCCATGGCCGGGCGGCCGCTGATCCTCGGCGCCGTCGCGGTGGTGCTGGACATCGTGCTCGACGTGCCCGCCAGCTGGTCGGGCAAGCAGCAGCGCCTGGCGCTGGCGGGCCAGCGGCACCCCACCAAGAAGCCCGACATCGACAACGTCGAGAAGGCCATCTTCGACGGCCTCAACGGCGTGGTCTGGAAGGACGACGTGCAGGTCGTCGACGTCTGCAAGCGCAAGCGCTACGGCCCGGTGCCTGGCGTCACGGTCGAGATCGAAGAACTGGAGAACCAAGCAGCATGATCCCCCGCAACGCACCGGTCTTCCGCTCGACGCAGCAAGCGCTCCATGTGGCGTTCCTCATGGGCATTCTGCCGGTCACCCAGAAGAGCAACACCCAGATGCTGCTGGAGCGCCTCATGGAGGAGGCTGGCGTCGCCAAGGTCGTGCAGCGAGACGGCACGCTCAACTTCGCCGGGCTGTCGCCGATGGAGGTGCGCGGGCAGTGCGCGATGGTGCGCGGCGCGGTGGAGCACCACTGCTTGCCCTACGAGCGCGCGGCCATCGTCGCGTGGTTTTCGTCGGCCGATGACACGGGCGGCAAAAGCGCTTCCGATGTCGCAGCACACCGCCAGAAGGTCTACGCCATCACGGCGTTGCACGGCCTGACGCAGCCGCGCATGACCATCGACAGCGTGGACGTGCAAAGGATGATCGTGTGGCATGTCCACGCGCGCGGCCGGCTGCGCGACCGCCTCACGGAGCGCGCGATCGCCGCGGAGTCGAGCGTCAGCCAGTCAACGGTGCACCGCAACGTCGTGGTCGTGTCTCAGACCTGCTCGGCACTGCGCCGGCGCGGCATGGATCGGCTGGAGGAGATGTTCCGGCGCGACGGGCTTGTGGACGTCGAAGCTGCAGCCGCGGATGCATGAATCAAAAAGTGGTATAAAACGCTATGGTCGGGGCCGAACTGCGCTCAGACCCAAATCTCAGCCCGCCCGGCCCACCGCCGCGCGGGTTTTTCGTTTTGGAGAACTGCATGTTCGACAAGCTCAAATCCTGGGCCGAGGGCGAGTACGCCGCCGTCAAGGGCGCCGTCAGCGCCGAGGTGTCTGAATTCATCGCCTGGGCCGAGGGCAAGCAGGCCCTGGAAGACGCCGAGAAGCTGCTGGAGCAGCACGGCTACACCGTGACCCCGCCGCCCTCCGCCGCGCCTGCCCAGGCCTGACGACTGATCGTCCCCGAGGAACCGGTCAGCTCCTTGCCGCTCGGCACGGGTAAATGCCGAGGAACTTTCCCCGCACGCACTCTGCGGGAAATGGAGCGCGAGAGCAGACGGCTTGACCCAGCGCCAGCCGGCGTAAGTCCGATGGGTCAGCCATTACCCACACGCAATGGAGGCCCAGATGGCCGACAACAAGTGCGGGGCGAAGTCCAGGCGTACCGGCCTGCCTTGCAACAACTACCCCATGCCCAACGGCCGATGCCGCATGCATGGCGGCAAGAGCAAGGGCGCCAAGAACAAGCAGGCTCATGACGGCAACACACGTGCTGTCACCCACGGCCTCTACTGCAATGCGCTCCTGCCCGAAGAACGGGCCCTTTGGGACCGCGTGCAGTTGGGCTCGCTCGATGACGAGATCCGCTTGGCGCGGGTCAAGCTGTATCGGCTGGTCAAGATGTCCGGCAGCAGCGAGGTTTCCGACCTGGTCGACTCCGCGATGGAGGTGGCCAAGCGCTACGAAGTCCATCCGACCTTCGGGCCGATGGAGAAGCGCGAGATCAAGGTCAAGACCACGCAGTACGGCGACCTGATCGTCAGGCAAATCGACGTCATCCGAAAACTGGAGCTGGCGCGCCGCGAGCTGGCCCGAGTGGACCCCAACACGCCGCCGCCTCCGCAGGAGCCGGTGACCGAGTTCCGCATCACCGTCGTCACCCCAGAGAACTTCAACCCGGACCGCCATGGGACGCGTTCTTGATGTCACGATGACCGAGCCTCAGGCCCGGTTCTTCCAGCTCGACGCCAAGTACCCGCTGTTCTGCGGCGGCTTCGGCACTGGCAAGACCGAGGCCCTGACGCTGTGCGCGACGCGCGACGCGCTGCAGGCGCCCAGCGCCATGATCGCGCTCTACGAGCCGACCTACGACCTCGTGCGCCTGATCCTGGCGCCGCGGATGGAGGAGAGGCTGACCGACCTCGGCATCCGCTATCGGTACAACAAGACCGAGAACATCATCTACACGTCGTCGGGCAGCTGCGCCGACTTCGTCATGCGCACGCTGGACAACCCGGCGCGCATCATCGGCTACGAGAGCTACCGGGCGCACGTCGACGAGATCGACACGCTCAAGCAGGACCAGGCCACGCTGGCCTGGCGCAAGATCATCGCCCGCAACCGGCAGCGGCCGCGCGGTGTCAACAACCCCTTCAACCGGGTCAGCGCCTACACGACGCCCGAGGGCTTCCGATTCGCCTACGAGACGTGGGTGAAGAACAAGAAGGCCGGCTACGAGATGGTGCAGGCGCCGACGCGCACCAACCCGTTCCTGCCGGCCGACTACATCGAGACGTTGCGCGCGAGCTACCCGCCGCAGCTCATCGAGGCCTATCTCGAGGGCCGGTTCGTCAACCTGGCCAGCGGCACGGTCTACCCGGACTTCGACCGCAAGCTCAACCACTCGCCGACGCAGATCCTGCCCGGCGAGCCGCTGCAGGTCGGCATGGACTTCAACGTCAACAAGATGGCCGCGGTGGTCTTCGTCGTGCGCGACGATCAGCCCCACGCCGTGGCTGAGCTGGTGAAGGTCCGCGACACGCCCACCATGGCGCGCCTGCTGAACGAGCGCTTCAAGGAGCATGGCCACAGCGTCACTGTCTACCCCGACGCCGCCGGCCAAAACACCAGCAGCAAGGGCGCCTCGGTGTCCGACCTGACCATCCTGCAGGGCGCCGGCTTCACCGTTCGCGCGCCCAGCCACAACCCGCGAGTCAAGGACCGCGTCAACAGCGTCAACGCGCTGGTGCTCAACGGCCTCGGCGAGCGCCGGCTGCGTGTCAACACCGACGCCTGCCACGAGTTCACGGCGTCGTTGGAACAGCAGCCCTACGACGACCACGGCGAGCCCGACAAGACCACTGGCCACGATCACACCAACGACGCGGCTGGCTACTTCCTGCACAACCGCTGGCCGGTGACCAAGCCGGTCGCCACGCACGCCGCCCATGTGCCCCACGTGGGCCGCTGAGCCATGCCCGACTTCAAGACCCTGCAGACCGGATACCCGAAGGACCGGGACTATCCGGAGCGGGTGTTCCGCCTGTCTGCGCTGCAGCGCGTGCTGGACGGCACGCTGTACGACGAGCTGAAGCACGCCTTCAGCGAAGAGAAGTCCCCGTCCAACGAGTACGTGCCGCTCGACAAGCGCCGCCCCAGCGCCCGCACGCGGATCTGCCGCACCGTCGTCAACGACTCGGTGTCGCTGCTCTTCAGCGAGGGCCACTTCCCCGCGGTCGAGTGCGCGGACGAGACGACGCGCGACACGCTGACCAAGGTCGCCAGGGAGACCAATCTCAACGCGGTGATGATCGAGGCGGCAACGGCCGGCTCGGTCGGGTCGGTGGCGATCCTGATGCGCGTGCTGCGCGGCCGGGTCTTTTTCTCGGTCATGCGCTCGACGTTCCTGACACCCGAGTGGAATCCGGAGGCGCCCGACACGCTCGATGCGGTGACCGAGCGCTACAAGGTCAAGGGTGACGTGCTGCGCGAGGCCGGTTACCAGGTGGCCGACGACGATCTGAAGGCCGAGTTCTGGTTCCAGCGCGTCTGGGACGCGGCGGCCGAGAGCTGGTTCCTGCCGCTCAAGAAGGTCGACGCCGACAGCGGCGCGCAGCCGGTGCTCGACCAGGCCAAGACCGTCAAGCACAGCCTGGGCTTCGTGCCGATCGCGTGGGTGCGCAACCTGCCCGGCGGCGACGAGATCGACGGCGAGCCGACGTTCCCGGTCGAGGCCATCGACACGCAGATCGAGGCCGACTACCTGCTCAGCCAGGGTGGCCGCGGCCTGAAGTACCAGAGCGACCCGACGCTGCACATCAAGGAGCCGGCCTTCTCGGGCCAGGGTCCGGTCATCAAGGGCGCGGCCAATGCCATCGTGACGGCGGCAGAAGGCGACGCCAAGCTGCTCGAGATCAGCGGCGACGCCGCCGGCGCGGTGCTGGAATGGGTGCGCGGGCTGCGCGAGCTGGCCCTGGAAGGCGCTGGCGGCAACCGGGCGAACGCGGACAAGCTCAGCTCGGCCCAGTCCGGCCGCGCGATGGAGCTGATGAACCAGGCGCTGATCTGGCTGGCCGACAAGCTGCGCATCAGCTACGGCGAGGGCGCGCTGCTCGACCTGCTGAACATGGTCGTCAAGGCCTCGGCCAAGCTCGACCTGGTCGACAAGAAGGGCCGCAAGCTCGACAAGCTCAGCACAGACGAGGACGTGGCGCTGCGCTGGCCGCAGTGGTACCAGCCGACCTACGCCGACAAGCAGACGCAGGCCGAGACGCTCGATGTGCTGCGCCAGGCCGGCCTGCTGTCCCGAGAGACCGGCGTGAAGGCGCTGGCCGCGAGCTACGACATCGCCGACCCGGAGGACGAAATCCGGCAGATCGACGCCGACCCACCGCCGCCCAACAGCCAGGCCGCCAAGCCGGCCAAAGAGCCGCTGAGCAACTCCGAGGACTGACATGCCGAAGATATTCATTACGAGCGCGAGCAACCCCTACGGCTACCCGATCGGCTCGACCCAGACCGTCAACGATGCCGTCGCCCTGGCCGCTCTTGCCACTGCGGATCTCGGCGGTGGCTGGGCGCAGCTCAGCAACACGGTCGCGCCGCTGTCCATCACCCCGCAGGACGCGGAAAAGCAGAACAGGACGCCTGCGCTTTTGACTGCCTTGTCAGCGGCTGGGAACCAGCCGGCCACGGGAGTGGTGGATGTCATCGCGTTCGGCGACAGCTTCACCGTGCGCGGCAACGCGAATGGTGTCATCACGGCGGCGACCCGCACCAGCAACGTCGTCACCGTCACGGCCGCGAGTCACGGCCTGGCCTCGGGCATGCTGGCCACGTTCTGCAATTTCGCAGACACCTCGTACAACGCGGTGAATGCGCCGGTCACCTACATCGACGCCAATACGCTGAGCTACGCATCAATCGGCGCGAACGGCAGCACGACCAACATCGACGGTCTGTCGAACGCGACGACCAAGAAGCCGATGTCGGTGATCAACCGCATGTCGCAGACCGACAACGGCTACTTCATGCGGCTCAAGAGCAATGCGGGCGGCTCCATCCGCTTCGTACACAACGGCGGCGCACCGGGCCAGACAGCGGCAGACGGCCGCACGCGCTTCCTGGCCGAGCTGGCGAAGGCCCCTTCTGCCAAGCTGCTGATCCTGCTGTTCGGCTACAACGACTTCGCCATCGCCGGCCGCACCGCAGATGCGGTGTACGCGGATGTGACGTGGATGGCGGCCCAGGCCCGCGCCGCCGGCCTGCTGGTCGTGATCGTCGGCGCCAGCCCGTGGGTCAGCGGCGGCACGGCGACCAATCGCGCCGAGGCCGTGCGCTACAACCGGCTGCTGCGTGCGTATTGCAGCGTCAACCCCGGAATTCGATTCGCTGACGCGGGCAAATACCTGATCGACGCCACCAACGCGACGGGCAACTACCCGCTGCCGAATCTCATCGCAACAGACGGCGTGCACCCGACCCCGGCCGGCGCGAACCTGATCGCCAAGGCCATTTGGGACCAGCTCTCGCCGGGCTGGCTGGCACCTTCGCTGCTGGTGCAGTCCAACGTCGACAACTACGGCGCCAACAACCTCAGCCGCAACATTCTGGACTTTGCGCCCTGGAACGCCACAGGCGGCAGCATCAACGCTCCGGTGACGGGCACCTGTCCGCAGGGCTACACGGTCTATGCGACGAACACCAGCGGCACCGGCACCTTTGCCGTGGTCGGCGCGGCGCGGGCTGACGGCAAGGGCAACGACCTGCAGTTCACGGTCAAGGCTGGCGGCGCAAGCGACAACTTCATCATCAATTTCGCCAGCAACATCACCAACGCTCGATTCGCGGCGGGTGACAAGCTGCGCATGATCTTTCAGCTCGCTCTCTCCAGCACGGCGACGGCCAACGTCAAGGGCATCTTGGCCGGCTTCTACTTCCAGGGCGGCACGCAGAACCCACAGCCTGGAATCATCCTGCCCAATGCGACCACTTCGGCCGAGTACGGTGCGGCTGACGAGACGATCACCTTCGTGAGCGAAGACATCGTGGTCCCCAGCGATGGCGCCACCAGCTTCGGCTTCCAGCTGTACCTGAACTTTGCGGGTGCATCCACCGTCGCTGTGGTCGGCAAGCTCGGCGCGGCCAGCATCGAGAAGCAGTAAGGCCAGGCCCTCCGCCAGCATCTTCAAACACCCAGTTCAAGAAAGGAACTGACATGCACTACCGAAACGGCCGCGAGGCCAAGAACGGCGACAAGATCATCCGACTCGCCGGCGGCAAGATCGACGCCTTCGGCTGGCTCGTCGATGCCGTTCCCGGCAACGACTATTGCAACGGCTCCATCGTGGACAAGCGTGGCGTCGTGGACTACGCCTGCTTGTGCGACTGCCTGCACGTCGACGACGTGGCCGAGCTGCTGGCCGCGCAAGGCCTGGCCAAGCGCCCCGAGGGCAAGTAGCCGATCCCCTGCCGGCCGCACGCCGGCATTCCCCCGGGCTGCCAGATGGCGGCCTTTTTTCAACCCGGAGGGCCTGATGCCTGAAGACCACCAACCACTGCCTGATCTCCACCTCGGCAACGCCGCAGCCGCGGTCTGCCACAAGCTGTCGGCGCATGCTGTGCTGCTGCTCGTCGTTACCCAGGACGGCGCCATCTCGCTGAGCGGCCACGGCGTCAACCACGCCGCCGCGAACGAGATGCTGTCCCGCGGCATCCACCTCAACTATCAGCAGCACGACGCTGCGGTCCTGGCAGGCGCCGCCGGCGAGGAAGCCCAGGAGGCCGCGCGCCGCCTGGCCGAGGCCAACCATGCCGGGGGTATGCAATGAGCGCGCTCCTGCGAGGCCTGCTGCGGCGCGGCGGCTACATGGCGCCGGAAGGCGGAGGCGAGGGCGGTGGTGGGGGCGGTGGGGGCGGTGCGCCGACTCCGCCCGAGCCGCAGTCCTTCAGCGTCGACTACGTGCGCGAGCTGCGCGCCGAGAACAAGGGCTACCGCCTCAAGCACCAGGAGGCAGAGACCAAGCTGGCCAAGGCGCTGGCCGATCTCGAGACCGCCACCAAAGGGGCTGAAGAGATGGTCAAGAAGGCGACCACGGAAACACAGACCGCCGCCGACCAGCGCGTCATCCGCGCCGAGCTCAAGGCTGCCGCGGTCAAGGCCGGCATGGTCGACCTGGACGGCCTGAAGCTGGCCGACCTGTCCAAGGTCAAGCTGAACCCGGAGACGGGCGAGGTGGAGGGCGCGGACGCGCTCATGGAAGAGATGAAGAAGGGCAAGCCCTACCTCTTCGGCTCGACCAACACCGGCAGCACCGAGAAGCCTCCGAAGCCCGGCGATCCGGCGTCCAAGAAGGCCACCGAGATGACGCCGCAAGAGTACGCGGCCGCCCGCAAGGCGGCCATCTCGGGCGGCGCACGCCGCTGATTCAAACCCCCGCGCGCCGGCCGATCCGGCGCGCTTCTTCAAACCGCAACCAGCACCGGCGCGACAGCGCCATCCCATCGGGGCCTGACGCCCAGGGGTTCTTCACCAACCCCTAGGAGCAGACATGCCCATCCAAAATTTCCCCGCTGCCCTGCAGCCCATCATCCAGCAGAACTTTCTGGAGCGTGAGTTCCAGGAAGGCATCCAGTCGATGCTGAGCTATCGCTCCATCGCGCGCCGTGAGGCCTTCCCGAACAAGATCGGCGAGACCGTCACCAAGACCCGCCCGGGCCTCAAGGCCCCCGTGACGACGCCGATCACGGCGGCCAGCAACACCAACCTGGACAACGGCCTCACGCCGAGCACCTGGACGGTCGAGCAGTACACGCTGTCGATCGCCATGTACGGCGACACGATCGACCTGAACATGGTCACCAACCGCGTGGGCATCGTCGAGCAGTTCCTCCAGAACGCGAAGGCCAACGGCATCCAGTCGATCCAGTCGCTCGACCGCCTGGCGCGCGCCGCGCTCTTCAACGCCTACATGGGCGGCAACACCCGCGTGCGCGTCACGCTCGGCGCGCCGGCATTGACGATCAGCGTGGATGACGTGCGCGGCTTCCAGCAGGTGTTCGTCAATGGCGTGATGGTCGCGGTCTCGGCCACCAACACGATGCAGGTCACGGTGGGCTCGAACGTCTACACGCTCACTGGCGTGGCAGTCGATGGCGGCAACGTGAGCACCGCGCCCGGCGGCATCTCCGGCACGCTGACCTTCTCGGGCAACGTGACGGTCGCCGATGGCACGCTGAACAACACCGTCACCGCGTACAACAGCGGCGCCGGCACGGCCCCGTTCATCCTGCGCCCGAACGGCCGCGGCAACACGTCGGCCATCGTCGGAACGGACCTGCTGACCATGGGCTCCATCCTGGACGGTGTGGCCTACCTGCGCGCCAACGGCGTGCCGGCCAAGGACGGCCTTTACAACCTCTACGTCGATCCGGTCAGCGGCCGACAGCTGTTCGCCGACCCCGACTTCAAGCTGCTGTACCAGGGCGCCACCGGCGAGAACCCGGTGTTCCGCGCCGGCCGCGTGACCGAGATCGGCGACACCCGCATCATCCCGACGACCGAGGCCTACATCCAGACCTTGGGCGCGGTGAAGATCCGCCGGCCGATCCTGGTGGGCGATGAGGCGCTGGTCGAGGGCGACTTCGAGGGCATGGCCGCCGAAGACATCGCGGGCAACAACGCCATCATCGACATGGTGGACGACATCGTGCACGTCACCCGCGAACCGCTGGACCGCCTGCAGCAGATCATCGCGCAGAGCTGGTACTGGATCGGCGGCTTCACCGCCCCCACCGACCAGACGGTGAACACCAACATCGTGCCCACGGCCTCGGCGAGCTACTACAAGCGCGCCGTGGTGTTCGAGCACGCGGGCTGATCGCCACAACCTGAACAGCAGGGGCTTCGCGCCCCTGCGCTGGAGCCCTCATGTCAGGCAGCAGCTTTCTCCCCGACGTTGTGCCGGTCGAGATCAATGGCGTCATCTCGGAGGTGCCGCCGTCCCAAGTGGCGGCGCTCTTCCCGAGCATGGCGACCATCACGCCGACGGCGCCGTTCTCGTTCTCCTGGAACGGCTCAATCGTCCAGTTCAACATCGGCGACACCCAGCCCATCCCGGCCGACCTGCTCGCCGCGCTGACGGCCGCTGGTGCACCGTTCACAACCCCGTGAGGTCAACATGCCACTCGGTACACCCTACCTGACCGATTCCATCGCGCATGCGGCCGGCAACGGCCAGCACCAGGAACTTTCGTCCGCTGCGCTTTCCACCAAGTACGGCGCCGGCAACGTCAAGACGCCCACGGCGAACTTCACCGTCAACGTCAAGGGCCACATCTTCTCCGGGAAGCGCAACGTGCCCTTCGTGACCAGCCCGGAAATGCTGGCGGCGCTCACCGCCGCTGGAGCTCCGATTGTCTAAGCGCACTCCATCGAAGGCCGACGACAACGACGAACCTCAGGCCGCGGCTGAACGTCTGCCGGACCTGGTCGTGCTGGAGCGCGACTTCGGCTTCAGCGTCAACGGCCTGCTGCGCGTGTGGGCCGCTGGCAAGCCCATCACCGAAGTGCGCGACATCCGCGAGCTGATCGCCAACGACGCGCCGATCAAGGCCTACCGGGAGATCTGAAATGAGCGATGGCATCTACACCCGCCAGGGGCGGAACTCGGCGCTGAACATCGCTGGGGCCACGGTCGTCGCCACGGTTCCAGCCGGCTTCGCGCTGGGCCAATGCCGCCTGGTGCGCGTCCAGGTGCTGGTGGCCGGCACCACTCCGGGCGCGGCCTATGACGCAGCGACCGTCGCTGGCGCCGTCGCCGCCGTCCAGGTCGCGGCCTGGCCCAACACGGTCGGCACCTACCTGATCGACATGCCCTGCTTGGCAGGGATCGTGGTCGTGCCCGGCACCGGCCAGACGGTCGCTGTCTCCTACGACTGAGGTTCACCATGGCTTTCACCACGCAGGAGCGGGTCGACATCCGGCGCTTCTGCTGGTACCCCGTGTACGGCGGAACCCCGTCCAGCTTTCAAAGCTACCGGTTCTTCCAGGCCTATGGCACGCTGGAGTACCGGCTGTCGAACCTGCTCCCGGAGGAGGAGGGCGTGATCCGCACGACCTACCTCGCCAACCTGACGACGCTGGAGACCGCCATCCCCGGCACGTCGGCAAACCTTGACACGGACCAGGCCGCGGTCTGGACCCACAACAAGCGCGAGCTGGCCGATCGCGATGCGCTGTTCAGCAACTGGCGCCTGAAGCTGTGCCAGTTCCTCGGCGTGCCGCCGGGCCCGGCCTACAGCGGCAGCGGCGGCAGCATGCAGCTGGTGGTTTGAAATGGACGGCGCGACCATTCAGCAGCGGATCTACGCCGGCCGCGGCAAGGCCGCCCTGCGCATTGGGCTCGACTGCCGCCAGTACCGGCCGCTGACCGCCGCGGCGCCGCTGGGAAACCTGGTGGCCACCATCAAGGCGGCCTTCAATGCCGGCGACAGCACCTACCGGGCGCCGAACCTGCCCGGCGACCCGATCTGGTATGGCGACTTCGATGCGCGCACGACGCGCGCCGGCGACTACCTGGTGCGCGTCAGCGACGGCTCGACCTGGTTCATCGCCGGCCAGCAGCAACTGCTGCCCATCATCTGCGTGGACTGCAACCGCAAGGTCAAGATCATGCGCGGCACCGCGAGCGCGCCGACCGTGGGCCTGCTGGGCTACAACGCCGAGTCGCCGTGCGACCCAACGTCGATGCAGACGCTCATCGGCACTGACGGGCCGCCGGCCGCGTTCTGGCCCGCGTCGATCCTGCTGGGCGGCAAGAGCCAGGCCAGCGCGACGAAGCTCCCGAGCGCATCCAAGCAGGCCGGCTGGCGCATCCTGTTGCCGCCCTCGATTCCGGTCACGCTGCAGGCTGGCGACATCGCCGTCGACGACCTAGGCCGGCGCTATCTCTTCGACGCCGCCGAGGCGACCGACCTCGGCTGGCGCATCAATGCGCAGGAAGTGCACGCCTGATCATGGCCGACCTCTCCGATGTCCTGACCGTGCTGGCGCAGCAGGCCGCCACGGCCGTCTATCCGTCCGGCACCGGCTTTCCCTCCGTGGCCGGCGTCCCGGTCAAGATCTACCCTGGCTGGCCCGTCTCCGCCCAGCTCGACGCCGACTTGCGGGCGACGGCGCCGACCTGCCATGTCTCGATCTATGCGCGGCCCGAGGAATCGAACACCACGCGGTTCCCGCCGAACTGGCAGCCGACCGTCGTCAATGCGGCGACGCTCACGCTGACCATCGCGGGCCAGGCCGTGACGGTGGGCGGCACCGTGCCGCCGGCCTCCAACCCGCACAACGTGATGGTGATGGCCAACGGCAAGCCCTATGTCTACGCGGTGCTCGCGGCCGACACGCTGGCCTCGATTGCTGCGGCGCTGGCCGCGCTGATCGCCACCGACATCGCTGGCACCGCAGCGGCCGGCGCGGTCATCACGCTGCCCAACTCGGCCCGGCTGCTTGCCGCCCGCGTGGGCGTCACCGGTACGGCCATGCGCGAGGTGCGCCGCCAGCAGCGGCTTTTCCAGATCGGCATCTGGGCGAACACGGCGGCCAACCGTGACTCGATTGCCAAGGTGATCGACGCGGCCCTGGCCTTCACCACCTTCCTGACCATGCCCGACGGCTCTGCCGCGCGCCTGCGCTACAGGAACAGCGCCATGTCGGATGACTTGCAGAAGGACTGCCTCTTCCGGCGCGACCTGTTCTACAGCGTCGAGTACGCCACCACGCAGACCGAGGCCGAGACCCAGGTCACCCAGGAACAGCTCAACGTCAGCGCGGCCGTCGCCGGTGCGCTGCCGTACCTGCCCGTCGCCACCATCTACAGCTGAGGACCATCACCATGCTCGCTCTCGTCGTGA